GTTTCTTCCTGATCCCCCCGTCGAGCCGCAACACCCTGATGGGTCTGGCCCGTTACACCGAGCAAGCATTCGTCGGCAACGGCGATGCAATCCGCAACGGTGAAATCGGTCAACTCTACGGCATGGCTGTGTTCGCTTCTTCCAACGCCGACACCGGCGCTGGCAATAGCGGCGCTGACCGTATCTGCCTGATGGGCCACCGCGATGCAATGGTGCTGATCGAGCAGTTGGGCATCCGTTCGCAGACTCAGTACAAGCAGGAATACCTCGGTACCCTGTTCACGGCTGACACCCTGTACGGCGTGAAGGCTCTGCGTACCAACGCAACCAGCACCGCCTCGAACGCCTCTGCCGCCTTCGCTCTGGCTGTCCCGGCCTAATGAATCCCCCCCTGGCCACAAGCCGGGGGGCTTCTTTTTAAGGAGATATAAATGGCTGCTGCTACCGCTGTCACTTCCCGTCGCGGGAATGACCAGTTCCGAGGCGTCTACTCTGACACTTGGGCTGTTTCTTGTACGCTTGACTCGGCCTCCGTGGCTGATCAAGCTGCTGCTACTGATACCGTCACCGTTCCTGGCGTTGCCTTGGGCGACATGGTGATCAGTATGTCTGCTGGCGTTTCGGAGGCTGGCCTTGTGCGCCGCGCTTACGTCTCGGCTGCAAACACGGTGACGATCGCCACCACCAACACGACTGGTGGCGCTGTTGACCTGGGCACAACGACCGTTAAACTGGTCATTGGCCGCATGGTGTAAATAGCAGGGGGCCAAAAGCCCCCTGTGTTTTTCTGGAGTCTGGTATGGTTCCTCAGACATTTCCCTCAGTAAACGGCAAGATGGTCGTCTACAAACTGGCAAGCCTCACAGGCTTGTCGCGCTGGTCTGACTACATCCCAGTCAAAACCGCTGGCTCGCCGGGGATTCTCAATTCCTACGACGGCAATATGGACGCCAGCATCCTCGTGTCTATCGCAGGAAAGAAGGCCTGGATTGACTACATCCCTGTCTACGAAGACGCTGCCGCAACCAAGCCCTGGCTGGTGAGCGCAGACGGCTACATCCCAATTTACGGTTAAAAAAATGGCAACTTTTCGCTGTCTCCAGAGTGGTAATACGGTGACGTTCACTCTTCAGCACGACATTGATTCGATGCGCGGCCATGCCGGGTATGTGCGCGTTGATGAACCGTCGCCGACTGAGGTTGACCGCAACATCACGCCTTTTCGCCCGCCGCAACAGATGCCTCCCCAGCGAGGACGCCCCCGCAAAGTAGTAACCACCATCTAAGGATTGATCATGTACGGAAAAGCACCCAAAATGTCCAAGTCCAAAGCGCCTGCCAAAAAGGGTAGCGGGATGCCTCTGACCATCATGGTGGCGGTTGGCAAGCCCAAGCTGCCCGTCCGTGGCCAGCGCACCATGACCAACAAGATGACTCGGGGCAAGAAATGAAGAAGCCTACTAAAGCCGAAAAGAAGATCAGCAAGGTCATGCGCGAGTACAAGGCCGGGGGTCTACACTCTGGCAAGGACGGCAAGGTTGTCAAAAACCCCAAGCAGGCTATCGCAATCGCGCTATCTCAAGCTGGCAAGGCGAAGAAGAAATGAAGCCCGGTCTTTATGCAAACATCCACGCCAAACAAGCTCGGATCAAGGCTGGCTCTGGCGAGAAGATGAACAAAGTCGGCTCCAAGGCTGCACCTACCAAAGCGGACTTCAAGAAAGCCGCTAAGACTGCCAAAAAGGCAAAGTGATGAGCAAAACGGCCACGCACTACCTGCCGGATGGCAAAGTCTACAAAGGCCCGATTCACAAGGAAGGCGGCGTCTTGATGACTGGGGCCAAGCATACCGCCCAGAGCAAGACCCTTTCCCACACACCGCCCAAAAAGGCTAAGAAATGAAGACCCCAGCATGGCAGCGAAAAGAGGGCCAAGCCAAGACGGGGGGCTTGAATGCCAAGGGGCGTTCGTCCTATAATGCCGCAACCGGGGGCAGTCTTAAAGCCCCGGTGAAGTCGGGCGACAACCCTAGACGGGCCTCCTTCTTAGCGCGAATGGGCAATATGCCTGGGCCTGAGTACAAGGACGGCGAACCGACTCGCTTGCTCTTGTCCCTCAAAGCCTGGGGCGCATCGTCCAAAGCGGATGCCGTAGCCAAAGCTAAAGCCATCTCAGCAAGGAACAAGAAGTGAGGCCATTATCCGTCGGTGTTAGCCCCGCAGCGGGCGTCAATACGACCGCGTATACAGCGCCGACGGGTTACTATTCTCTGGTAAAACTGCTGTACATCCACAACACGGGTGGCTCGACCAAGAGTATCACGGTGCAATGGTATGACTCAAGCGCCAATACAACGCTGGACATTCTGACATCGTACACATTCACGACCAAAGAATACATCCAGTTCAACGGCAATGCCTACATCGTGTTTGAAGAAGGTGATCAGCTAAAAGTCACAACGGAAGCGGGCAGCACATTCACCGTGATCGCCACGTTTGAAGAAATAGGATTGACACGCCAATGACCTACCTACAACTGATCAATGAAGTGTTGGCGCGGTTGCGTGAAACGACTGTTTCTACCAGCACCGAAACACCTTACTCTTCCCTCATTGGCAAGTTCGTCAACGATGCCAAGCGCCAGATTGAAGATGCCTTCAATTGGGATGTGCTCTCGCAAGACTTGGCGATTAACACTGTTGCGGGAACTTACAAGTATTCGCTGACTGGCGCAGGGCAGAAGTTCCAATTGCAGGATGCGATCAACATCACATCCAATGTGGGCCTGCGAAATATCTCCTTCCCGCTGATGAACCGGCGGCAAAACTTTGCAACGCCAGTCTCTGGCATCCCTTGCGAGTTTATCTTTGAGGGTGTGGATGGCAACGGCGATGCCAAGGTCTCGCTCTATCCGCGTCCTGATGGTGTCTATGCGTTGCAGTTCACGCTGACAATCCCCCAGGCAACCCTGTCGTCTGATAGCACCTCGGTGCTGGTGCCTGATGTTCTGGTTGTGCAAAACGCATATTCTCGTGCGCTAGTTGAGCGCGGTGAAGACGGTGGGCTGTCATCTTCTGAGGCTTATCAACTCTACCGCTCTATGCTCTCGGACTACATTGCGCTGGAAGCCACGCGTTTTCCTGACAGCCAGGAATTCGTCGCAATATGAGCAAAGCTCTCCAGATCGCCAGCGTTTCAGCCCCCGGATTCTTCGGGCTGAACACTCAAGATTCGCCTCTGGATTTGGCGTCTGGATTTGCCCTTATCGCAACCAACTGCATCATTGATCAGTACGGACGAATCGGCGCTCGCAAGGGTTGGAGCAAGGTCAATAGCTCTTCAGGCAATCTGGGTGCGAATGCTGTTGGAGCGATTCACGAGCTAGTGCAATCTGACGGCACCATCACCGTCTTGTTTGCTGGCAACAATAAGCTGTTCAAACTAGACGGCGCAAATGCTGTTGTAGAGTTGACCTACGGGGGAGGGGGTGTGGCCCCGACGATCACGGCCAGTAACTGGTCTTGCGCGTCACTTAGTGGCATCACCTACTTCTTTCAGACCGGCCACGATCCGCTGATCTTTGACCCGGCGGTGAGCACCACGACCTACCGGCGCGTGAGCGAAAAGACGGGCTACGTCGGCACGGTGCCCAGCGGCAACATTGTGATCTCTGCCTTTGGCCGTCTGTGGGTTGCTAGCACCTCGACAGTCAAGAACACGGTGTACTTCTCTGACCTGCTGGCGGGCCATGTATGGTCTACCGGCACCTCGGGTTCGCTTAACGTAGATCGCGTCTGGCCCAACGGCGCGGACGAGGTGCAGGGGTTGGCCGCACACAACGGATTTCTGATCATCTTTGGCAAGCGCCAGATTCTGGTCTATGCCAACGCCACCACGCCATCCACCATGTCACTCGCTGACACGGTGGGGGGCATTGGTTGCATTGCGCGAGATTCAATTCAGACGGCTGGCAAGGATGTTTTGTTCTTGTCCAACTCTGGCCTGCGCTCACTAGCGCGCACCATCATTGAAAAGTCAGCGCCTCTTGGCGACCTGTCGAAGAACATTCGCAACGACTTGAGCACCATCTTGAGCGGCGAGACGTTGGCTAACATCAAGTCGGTCTATTCCGAAAAAGAAGCCTTCTATTTGCTGACCTTTCCCTCGGTCAAAGAGGTCTACTGTTTCGACACTCGAGTGCAGTTGCAGGATGGATCTTTCCGCGTCACAAACTGGGATTCTGTCGAACCGTCTTCCTTCTTGTCGCGCAGAAATGGCGATCTGCTGATTGGCAAGATCGGATACATTGGCTTGTATGGCACCTATCTGGACGACTCGATGTCGTACAGGATGATGTACTACACGAACCATACGGATATCGGCACCCAGTCAGTAACATCTATCCTCAAACGCTTGCGCGTTGTGGTGATTGGCGGTACCAATCAGTTTGTGACGATGAAGTGGGCCTTTGATTTCACTTCAAACTACCAATCAATCAACGTACTGATCCCGGCCCAAGGCATCTCCGAATATGGAATCGCCGAGTACGGAATCGCGCAGTACTCTAACGGCATCTTGATGCAAGACTTGCTGGCTTCTGCTTCTGGCAGCGGTAAGGTTGTACAGACGGGATATGAGGCGACAATCAACGGGTCGGCGCTGTCAATCCAAAAGATTGAAGTCCAATCGAAAGATGGGAAGATGACATGAGCACTTACACAAAAAGCACGAACTTCGCCACCAAAGATGCGCTGCCTTCTGGCAATCCGTTAAAGATTGTCAAAGGCACGGAGATTGACACCGAGTTCAATAACATTGCAACGGCGGTCAACTCCAAGGCTGATGCAACTAATGGAACGATCACTACTCCCACGATTACGGGTGGGACGATCAACAATACAGTTATCGGTGGGACGACGCCAGCGGCTATCACCGCGACAACCCTGAACGCGACAGTTCTGACCGCAACCGCCGATTCTAGTTTCACCTCAACCGGCGCGGTGCTGCTGTCCAAGGGCACTACCGGAGAACGCCCAGGCACCCCTGCTTCTGGTCAGATTCGCTTTAATACGACGAGCACCGAATTTGAAGGCTACAACGGTTCTGCTTGGGCCGCGGTTGGCGGCGGTGGCGCTTCTGGCGGCGGCTCTGATGATGTTTTCTACGAGAACTCGCAGGCGGTGAATATTGAGTATGCAATCAGCGCCAACAAGAACGCAATGAGCACCGGGCCGATTACTGTTGCCTCAAGTTTTGAGGGGACGGGAACCATTTCAGGCACTACACTCACGATTAGTGGAACTACCGGATCGGGTGTCTTGGTTATTGGCTCTCTGATTAGTGGTGCTGGCGTGACTGCTGGCACCGTTGTTACGGCCTTCGGGACTGGAACGGGCACGACGGGCACCTACACGGTGACTCCGTCGCAAACTGTTGCTAGCCCGGTGACAATCACGACAACTGTTGCGGTAACTGTTCCGACCGGCTCGCGCTGGGTCATTCTTTGAAAGCACGACTATGGCATCTCTAGTTTTATCAGGCGATACCAGCGGCTCGGTAACGCTCGCCGCTCCTGCGGTTGCTGGCTCTACGACGCAGACTTTGGTGAACGTCACCGGCACTCTTGCGCCATTGGTTGCTGGCACAGCGCAAGCCTCGACCAGCGGCACTAGCATTGACTTCACCGGTATCCCATCGTGGGCTAAACGAATTACGGTGATGTTCAACGGGGTGAGTACAAGCGGTACATCTAGTGTAATTGTTCAACTTGGAGATTCAGGCGGAATCGAAACAACAGGTTATGTTGGGTCTGGCGCAAATGGAGCAAATGCCTCGGTAGCTTTTACAACTGGTTTCCCAGCAACCATACTTGTTCTTGCTGCAAATACATCAAACGGATTGGTGACTATTGCAACACTTGGCGCTAATGCATGGGCTGCAACTTCATTAATGGGCGTTTCTGCTGGTGGAAATCAACAATACGGTGGCGGTTCAAAAACCCTCTCTGACACCCTTACTCAAGTCCGCATCACCACCGTCAACGGCACCGACACCTTCGACGCTGGCACCATCAACATCCTTTACGAATAAGAGGGCATCATGGCTGGAACTGTAATTGCGGACAAACTGGAAGCGGCTAGCACTAGCACGCTGGTGTTGAAGAACGGCGTGGCGACTACGCCCCCGACGATTCAAGATAGCGCTGGCACCGAGATCGGCACCTTCTGCCGCGCCTGGGTGAACTTTAATGGCACGGGCACGGTGGCGATTCGGGCTGACTTTAACGTGACGGATATTCTGGATAACGGTGTTGGCGACTACACGGTGAACTTTACGACTGTAATGCCTGATGCGGATTACACTTGGGTTGGAAACGGCCAAACACTAAATAGTCTTGTGACCGGAGATACCACTGCAAAAACTGCGTCGCAATTATTTATCGCAACCGCTGGCGCAACCAATAACACAAAATTTGACGAAACAAGCGTAACTATCGCTGTCTTCCGCTAAGGATCAAACATGAGAATCATCTACCCCACAGACGACAATGGAGTGGCTGTCATTGTGCCTTCCCCAAATTGGCTGGCTCAAGAGGGCAACAGCATTGAGAAGCTGGCAGCTATGCGCGTGCCTGCTGGCAAACCTTTCAAGATCGTAGATGTCGCTGACATCCCGACTGACCGCAGTTTCCGTGATGCGTGGGAGTATGCAGAATGATCACAATCAACATTGACAAGGCGAAAGCCATCACCAAGGACAGGCTGCGCTCTGAGCGCGCCCCGCTGCTAGCGGCCCAGGATGTGGCCTTCCAGCGTGCGCTGGAGTCGGGTGGGGATACGGCAGCGGTGGTGGCTGAAAAGCAGCGCCTGCGCGATGTAACGGGGCTTGTGGATGCCTGCGCGACAACGGATGAACTTAAGGCGCTGTCGTGCGCTAACGGAGGTGTGTGATGACTGTAACGATTGATGGAACCAACGGCATCACCTCACCAGACTTCGAGGTTGATGGGGTTACTGGCAGGGTGTACCCCATCGTGTCGGGTACGGCTGTAACTGCATCAGGCACTAGCGTTGACTTTACCGGTATTCCTTCGTGGGTGAAGCGGGTGACGGTTATGTTTAACGGTGTGAGTACGAGTGGAACTAGCAACAGATTAGTTCAAATTGGTTCAGGTTCTATAACTTCTTCTGGATACCAAAGCAGTGCAAGTGGCGGCGCTACAGCGGTAACAACTTCAACTTCCACGGCGGGTTTTATTATTGATAACGCCGTGGCGGCGGCTGACACAATCAGTACAGTGTGTTTTATTGTTAATGTTTCAGGAAATATTTGGGTGTCCTCTGGGACGGGCACTTCCAGTGCTGGCGCGTTTAGAGCAAATGCGGGTAATGTAACCCTCTCCGGCACCCTCGACCGTGTCCGCATCACCACAGTCAACGGCACCGATACCTTCGACGCCGGTTCGATCAACATTCTGTACGAGTGATGAACAGCAAAGACTGGCTTGTTGAAAACTTCGTTAGGCTTGGCCTTCCTGCGCCAGCCATTGAATGGCTGTTGATGGTATGGGACGCCATACAAGTGTTTGATGATGTTGCTGATGGCGATGAAGTCAAGCGAGAAGACCTGGATGTTGTTATCTGGAATTCTCTTGTTGGGATGCACCAAAACGCATTTTGGCAAGCCAACGCAAACAGTTTGCTTCCTGTTATGGCGACAATGGTATTGAAGTGGCAAGCCTCTGACCAAGCGGAAAGAGACGGGAAAGCAGATGCCAGATCATTTGTGTGGCGCGCCGGGTACTACGATGTTGTGTTGATGGTTGTTACTCTCTGTCACCCAGCAAAACAAGCCAAAGAACTCTCTCGCTATGTCATGGAGTTGTATGGCGAGAAATTTGAAGATTATTTGAAGGAGTTTGGAAATGCCTGATCCAGTAACTGGCGCGATTGTTGGGGGCACGCAACTTCTCGGCGGCATGATGGCGGGTGAGTCAGCCGCCGACGCCGCAGCAGCCCAATCTGCCGCGCAATTAGAGGCCGCACGAATCGCTGCCGAGGAGTCGCGCTTTCGCCCCGTAGGCATCACGACGCGCTTTGGTAAATCATACTTTGACTATGGCCCTGGAGGGCGGGTCTCTGGGGCTGGCTACACGCTAGGGCCAGAGTTCAAGGCCTATCAAGATAGGCTCTTAGGTCTAGCAGGTCGAGGTCTGTCCGAGGCTGAGATGGCCGCTGGCAGATTGGCGCCATTGCGAGGTGCGGGCGCTAGTCTCTTTGGCCTAGGCCAAGAGTATCTAGCCGAAACGCCAGAAGAAGTCGCCGCCAAGTACATGGCGGGGCAACAAGCGTTGCTAGCACCAGGCCGTGAACGACAGTTTGCTGGCCTTCAGAATCAAATGTATCAATCAGGTCGAGGTGGCTTGGCAGTTGGTGGCACCGGCTTGCGTCCTGGTGGCGGCATGGGCCTTGGTGCTGCTAATCCTGAACTCGAAGCGTACTACAACGCCATTGCTCAACAAGATGCGGCACTAGCGGCGTCAGCCCAAGAAGCTGGTCAAAGACAATTGTCGTTCGGCACGGGCTTATTTGGTACCGCAGCGCAACTGTACGATCTCTATGATCGTGGCCAAGTCAGCGCTCTGGCTCCGTATCAGGCGTACCTGGGTGGCGCTACGGGCCTGGAGCAGTTGGGCCTGCAACCGCTGGAGCTTGGCTCGGCGCTGGGTGGTCGGATTGCGAATCCTGAAGGTGGGCGAGCATTGCTGGCAGGTGGTATGGGGGCGGCGCAATCAATGTACGACGCGCAATCCTACAACCCATTTGCTACCTTCTTGCAAGGGGTTGGGCAGAATCCTATGCTGGCACAAGGGGTGGGTAAGATGTTTGGCGGGTATGGTGGTGGTGGGTACGGCGGCGGTGTGTACGGTGGTGGATTTGAAAACTACGCTGGCATGAGCTGAGGATGACCATCGACCTCGGGCAATTCTTTTAAGGACTAGAGCATGGCAACCGACATCGTTCAATCGCTCTTCGGCGTAACGCCAGAGGCTTATCAACAGCAGCAAGACGCAACGGCTGAAGCGCGCGCGATTAGGTTTGCTGGTATGAATCCCATGCAGCGGGCCACCTACGGCATCTACCGTGGCGCTGGCCAGCTAGGCGGCGCTCTCGGGCGTGCGCTGGGAGGGGAAGATCCTGAGTTGGCGCGGATTACTGCGCGGCAGCAGATTGCTGGACAACTTGATCCGAATGACTTGACCACTTTTGATCGGGGCATTGAAATCATGCGCCAAGTTGGCGATGGTCAAGGCGCGATGATGCTGGCAATGGAACGAGAGAAGGCTCGTCAGCAAGCACTTGTCCGATCAGATGAGGCGCTTGTTCGCGCAGATGCAGCGGCAAAACGTCAGAGAGAAGCGGCTGCGCTGTTGCAACAGCAGCAAGCGCAGGCAATTGCACAAGGTGCATTCGTGCCTGCTGGGCAACAAACATTCTATGGAACGCCGAGCGGCGCAGCTCAATTTGATGAGGAAGGCCAACTGATGCCTGGCGCTGGGGTGACAACTGCGCCATCGTTTGATATTAGCCGTGTTTCGGCTCAGTTGATGCGTACACCAGCAGGAAGAGCAGAACTTAAAAACCTAGCTGAGGCGCAAAAGCTAACACGGCCAGAAACTATTTCCGTCAAACAAGATGAAGTAATTTACAGCGTTCCAACCACACCTGGCGGCGAATACAAGCCCGTTGTTTCTGGCGGTGCAAAACCCACCCCATTTACTGGTGATATGGCTAACGCTTCAAACGTCCTTTATCAAACAACCGATCCGCAAAAGATTTTCGCGAGATTTGGGCAAGAAGGTTTGAATGCTGTTGAGAAGAAGGCTATAGCGCTTGCTGCTGATAAGCGACCAGTGACCAACATCACAGCGCCTGTGACCGTTAATATGAGAGAGGGATTTGGAAAAGCTCTAACTGAAACCATAACGGGCAATTTGAGGGCTGGACGTTCTGCCGCGTCTACTATTGGTGCGGTTGAGAATATGAGAACTTTGCTTGATGAAGGTGTTAGAACTGGTTTCGGTCAAGAGACCCTGCTTAAACTTGGACAGGCTGGGCAACTGTTTGATCCAAACTTCAACACCAAAGGTTTGGCTGGACAAGAGGCGTTCCAAGCATTCTCAACGCAGATTGTGCTTCCGCAAGTTAAACAGCTCGGCGTAAACCCAACAGACACCGACTTAAAGTTTATCAATACCGGCTCTGCTGGCTTGTCTAAAACTGTCGAAGGAAACAAACTTCTGTTGGATACATTGGCATTGAAACTACAGCGAGAACAAGATTTAGCAAAATTCTCTAATCAATGGCTTGGAAATAATAGTGCATTGGCAGAAACAAATCCTATTAAGGCACAAGTTAAATTCAACGATGATTTTGAAGCCTACACTCAATCCAGCCCGCTGTACGGCCCGGCAGCTAACACATTGCGTTCGCGTTATTCAGCGCTTGGTGGAACTGTTCGTGGGTCTCCTGCCGCTCGTGGAGCGGCGCAGGCTGGTGGTCTTACTCGCCCATAAGGAAATCAAATGGCATCCTTGAATGATCAAATTACTGAGTTCCGAGACGAGCTAAAAATCGCCAAGGAAGAGGGGAAAATCACGCCAGAAGGCCAGAAGATGCTTGATCAGCTTGATCCCAAAAGCTGGTCAACTGGTGGGTTTGGTCAATTCTTGCAAGGCTTGTCGTTAAATTTTAGTGATGAGGCAATTGGCGCATTTAAGTCTTTTCTTAGTCCTGGGCCTGCTGAAATTGCGACACAAGTAGGCCGCATGACTCCTGGCGAGGCTCCTCCGACTCCTAGAGAAGTGGCAACTTCTTTAGAGCGTGTCGGACTTCAGGAATACGCTAGAGAAGCACCACTTAAAAGTATTGCCGCCAATATTGCTGGTGGTGCGACTCCTGCAATTGTGACGCGAGGACGCGCAGCACCTAGCGGTCTTCCAGCGCAAATTGGCATGGCCGCTGCTGCCGGTGCTACTGCTGGCCTTGGTGAATCTGAGGCTGAACTTTTTAGCCCAGAATCAATGAAGTCTGCCGCCATCGGTGGCGGTATTGCTCTTGGTGTTTTGCCGGTTGCCAAAGTGCTCGGTATGGGCGCTGGGTCAGTTTATCGCGGTGTTGTAAAGAACATCTTTGACAATCCACAGCGCCTTGGAACGGATGAAGCGCGTTCGCTTATCAAACAAGCGTTGGTGTCTGATGTTGGTGGCGTTGATGAGGCGATCAAGTTTGTCCTTGATCGTAAAGGCAAGCCTTATGCGCTGGCTGATGTTGGCCCCAACACACGGGCATATCTTGATGCTGCCAACTCTATCCCCGGCCCCGGCAAAAAGGAAGCACAGCAATTCTTGAGCGAACGCGACAAGGGGATGTTGTCACGCCTGACCTCTGATCTGCAAGTTGCATTTGGATCAAAGGCTGCATTCTTTGATGAGTTCAATGCGCTGAAAAAAGCAAGGTCTGAACTTGGTGGAGCACTGTACGACCGAGCACTTAAAAAAGATGTTCCTGTCACTCCCGAACTGGTGACATTGATGGAGCGTCCTAGTGTTCAAGATGCTTACAAGCGTGCCGTTACTCTTGCTCAAGAGCAGGGCGTTAAGTTGCCTGATGTAGTAGTTGATAAAGGTCGGCTTTTGACTGCTGATGGCAAGCCAGTTACCAACATTAACAGCACCTTTTTGCACTTCATCAAAATGGGTCTGGATGATGTTGTCTTTACTGGCAAAAGCCCAACAAGCGGCATTGGCACGACCCAATTGAATGCCGTTAAAGACACCAGGACTGCGTTTTTGAATCAACTTGATGCAGCAAATCCAACTTACAAAAACGCTCGTCGAGTCTGGTCTTCTGACACTGCTGTGATGGATGCAATGGAAGAAGGCAGGACGGTCTTTAACAAAGGCCCGAAAGATGTTGATATTCTTTTGAATGACATCAAAACAATGTCAAGGTCAGAGGTGGAGGCGCTTCGCCTTGGTGTCATGCAGAACTTGCTTGATCGTCTTGGAGGCGCTCAAACTGCTGCCACGGTTGTTGGGCCTTCTGGCAATCCAGCGCTCAAAATCATCAACGACCCAAAAAATATGCGAATCCTTCGTGCAACATTCCCAAGGGATGAGGCAGGAGATGAATCTTTTTCTAAGTTCATCAATAACTTGAAATCTGAAGTTGAGATGAAGAGCACTTCTAAGCAGGTGCTTCAAGGTTCTCAGACTGCCGAGCGCACGCAAGCGATTCAAGATGTTCGCGCTGGTGGTCAGGCAATGCGTGAAATGCCTGCGATGAGTGTTCAGGGTATTTTGATGCGTGCATTGCAGCGCGATTACGCCCAGCTTGGCGATGCACAAACTCGTGCCGTTGCCGACGAGATGACGCGGATACTTACTACCACAGACCCTAAGAAGTTACAAAAGATCAGCAAGGAGTTGGCTGGCCGTAGCGTTTATGACGTTATCAGCAAAGATGCCCCTGAACTTCTTGCGGCTCTTGGACGATCTGTTATTGGCCCATATTCAATTGGAGCCATGTCTGGCAATGTCGCACCTAACGTGGGCGGCGCCGCTTCTGGATTGCTTGGGCCTATTCGCTAACTAAAGGAAAACCCATGTTCCCACTAACCGCGCTCCTAGAAGTCGGTGGCAAGCTCATCGATAAGTTGATTCCTGACCCCGAGGCCAAAGCCAAGGCCCAGATGGAACTGGCCAAGATGGCCCAGGACGGTGAGCTGGCCAAGATGGCTAACGATACCGAGATGTACAAGGCCGAGCAGGAGAACATCACCGAGCGCTGGCGCTCCGACATGGGCAGCGACTCCTGGCTGTCCAAGAACATTCGGCCAATGTCCTTAATCGCCATTTTTATCGCGTTCTTTTTATTCACCATGATGTCAGCATTTGGTTATAACGCGCAGGAGAGTTTCGTAAATTTGCTAGGCCAGTGGGGCCAGATTATCTTCCTTGCTTACTTCGGTGGCCGCACGGTAGAGAAGTTGGCTGATATGAAGCTAAACAAGAAATGAAAGAGAACTTCGACGCTGCACTCAAAGCCATCCTCCACCACGAGGGTGGCTTTGTTAACCACCCCAAAGACCCTGGTGGTATGACCAATTTAGGCGTCACCAAGCGCGTCTGGGAAGAGTGGGTCGGCCACGAGGTAGATGAGAAAACAATGCGCGTCCTAACGCCTGAGATCGTCGGCCCCATGTACAAAGCCAAGTATTGGGACAGGGTACGAGGCGACGAGCTGCCTACTGGCGTGGATTACATCGTCTTTGACGCTGCGATCAACAGCGGCCCAGGCCGCGCATCCAAGTGGTTGCAAACGGCCGTAGGCGCTGTGCCTGATGGCGCTATTGGCCCCGGCACGCTGGCCAAGGTGCAAGAGATGGACGCCAAGGACATCATTGAGAAGTACCAAGCGACTCGCTTGGCGTTCTTGCAATCACTCCCGACCTGGGACACCTTCGGCAAGGGCTGGGGCCGTAGGGTTGCGGAGGTCGGCGAGGCTGCTGGTCATATGGCTTAACGCCTGATAAGTCAGCCGCGCTTGCGTAACCGCCTCCAGAGCGTGTTCCTTGGCTTCCTCTAAGCGACCCTCGATGGCCGCGTTGTGGAGGTCTTTGAGGGCGTTCTCAGCCATCATGCAGGGGTAGGCGTAGTCGATCATGCTTTTGAGAATATAACGAATCGTCGGGGCTGGAGGAAACGCTCCTTCGATGTCAGGCCAGGAATGTGGCCGCTGTCGCGGTTTTGAGCGCGCTCAGAGTCTACATACGCCGTGGCCTGGCGGGATAGCAGCGCCGTATTGTCCTTTGAAAAGATCGACGGGCGCGGCGTCTTGCGCCAGAGAAACGGCGATTCGGGGTGGCAGGTGCAAGTCATTTTTTCCTTATCGTTGGTCTAGGGCAGTTCTCGGGCGGGACAATGACGCACCATACGGCTTGCCACCATCTCTCGCCAGCTTCGCTTACAACCCAGCGGTCGATGTACGAGTCGGGCATCATCTTCAAGATTCGCCCGGTGTGGGCGCGGTCGGTTCCTACGGCCTCGACAATCTCTGCGACTGTTAGACCGTCTGGTGCAGCGCGCAAGGCGACGCGCACGCTGTTGATTCGTACGTTACTGCCCACTAAACACCTCCACCAGCAGCAACACCAGAACAATTGCCACAATCAAGCGGCACCAGTACACGATGTTGTAGAGGAAGTCATCCCACATGGTTCTTCCCCTTCAGTTGCGCCAGCTTGGTGTCCAGCTCGGTGTTCTGCTCATGTAAGCGGATGACCTCTTCCCTCAGTTCATCCCTCTGCTTTTTGACGCAATTACACCGATCACAGTAGTAGCTGCACGAATGAATGTTGATTCGCAATTTCTGCAACTCCTCATCCTGCCGCTGGAGCTTCTCATAAGCCTCCTTGGCAAACTTAGCAAGATTCGTGTGCGACCAAGTATCGAAGTGTGGAGCGCTCATTTCTCAAGCTCCTTGATCCGAGCACGCAACTTGTCCATCTCCTTGCCCCAGTAGGAACGAGCGGTGCGCTCGCCAGCAACCCAGCCAGCCATAGCCCCACGGGTGGCGGCTTGGCGAATGAGGCGCTCGGTATCCTCGCTGGTCATCATGCCAACGGAACCCTTGGCGGGCGCCATCTCAAGAACGATGATGTCAATTTCTGAAGTCAGCTTATCGTGCATTACAGCCACCCCCCAACGATGGCGATCAACAAGCCAAAGAGGATGATGCCGCACAAGGCGACCACAACCTTGTCGGCAAGATCCATGTCGGGACAGGATTCGTAGATGCCGCCCCGGTGGCCGGGGCCGAATGCTTCTTCCATTGTGCGTGCGTATTTTTTGGTGGTTTGCATTTTTATCTCCTGGTTGAAGGTGCCCGGCGCTGGGCCGGGCGGTGTGGTTATGCGGCCAGTTCACCGCGCAGATCGGACTCAGCGTCGATCAGTGCAAGGCGTGCCGCTTCGCGCAAGTCGCCGGCGGTGGTACGGGCGACGACGTTGTAGGCATGAGCAATGGCGAGGGCGGCGGCACGGCTGCGAATTTCGTCTTCGACTACTCGCTCATTGAAAACGACGGCCCAGGTGTCGTTGTTTTTTGCGACTGTGTGGATGTGGGTCATGTTGTTTTCTTTAGGCGTTGAAGGTGTAGATCGGGGCGGTACGCAACGGGTATTGGCGCGCTCCTTGCGGGGCAAACTCAATAGTGCTGCGGGTTGCCTTGCCATCCTTAACCATTGCCTCCAAGGAAGCGCGAGCTGTGTTGGCATGAACGAAATTGGCTTTGGCATATTCCGCAATGGTGATTGCGTTGTTAGCCACTTCAATGGTGTCGCCTTGGATGTAAAGTTTGCGGGTCATATTGTTTGCTCCGGTTTGTTGCTGTCGATGGATGTATCTTCCCACAATTTCACACAACCGCAAGTAGGGACAAACCCTAGGTTTTGCTTTTTTCTTTCGCCAGCCCCAGCTTGACGTAGTGCAGCACCTGCGCCGCCAGCGTCCTGGTGTTGTCCTGAGCCTGCTGGCGCAGCGCCGCCTCAATGTCAGCCGGGAGGCGAATGGTCATCCAGCGATCTTTTGTCATGTTGTTCCTTAAAAGCGAGGATCTTTACTCGGGCGTCCTCCGCACCTTTGCCCACTATACACCAGTAATTCACACCCTCTAAATATTGGATCCAGTCCTTCTGCTCCGCACTCAGGCTCCCACCTTTGGCCCGTTTCATCTCAATCCACAGATGCCACGCTGGGACGCACAGATCAGGCACCCCGCTACTTACCCCCTCGGCCTTGAGCTTGGCGGCTACAGAGAGGCTTCTAAGGCCTCCGTTGGGTATTGCAAAGATGCGGACGCCTTTGAATGTCTGGCGAAACCAGCGCACCAGCTCGCGCTGCTCGAAATGCTCGGTGGGGACGGCCTCTTTCAAAAGGTCACCTCTTGCTGCCACTTCGTGCACTCGTTCACCGTGGAGGCGAAATCCTCGGGCGGCTGCATCCAGAACTCAATGCACAGGCCGTCGGTGCCGTAGTGCTCGCAGGTGTGGCAGCACCTGGGTGGGCCAGCCTTGATCTGCTCCCTGTAGATCGTTATCGCTTCAGGCTCTTTGTGTCTCATTGCCATGTCCTTCTGATCACGTTAAAAAACTTGCCATCTATGCGGTACTCAATCGAATCTGGCGGTCTTGACTTGCTCATCTGGATCACGATGTAGTCCAGCGCCTCGCTGCCTGGTAGACCCTTGACGCCAGACAAGTCTGCTCCGCATTTGTCTGCAATGTCGATCAGTTTTTGCAGCGCCATCTGGCCCGCATATCCCTGATTGAGAACCACCAGGTACTCGGTGATTGGCTTGTCCGATAGGCTCCCGTAATAGGTGCAAGCCAGCATGAGGTTACCGCTGGCCTTGCTGATGTGCCTGCGCCAAACCCAACTGGTGACGTTAAAGTCCTTGCCCTCCATCCCCATGATGTCGTCGTTGTGCAGCTTGAGCTTTTTCAATCCTCGAGGTGGAAACGCATAATCACAGGCTGGGCAAACCATCACAGAGATATGCACCAGCTCACCGCAGTTGTCGCAGACCTTAACTGGAGGCTCACCATCTCCGTCGCCTCCCTTCTTCGGGGGCTGCACAGCAGTGATCGGCCCATGCGTTGCCACCACGCCAGCGAAGTCGAGCACCAGGCAATGATCGGTGTGCGACTTCACGCGCATCCCTCGGCCCGCCATCTGCACATAGAGGCTCGCGCTCATGGTGGGGCGCAGCATGGCGATCAGATCAATGTCGGGGTAGTCAAAGCCGGTGGTCAGGACGTTGGCGTTGGTGAGCGCACGCAGCTTGCCCGACTTGAATTCATCAAGCATTCGCTCGCGCTCGCGCTTTGGCGTCTCACCCGTCACGCATTCGGCGGCTATGCCGTGCTGTTGCAGCACCTGGGCAACGTGCTGGGCGTGCTTCACACCAGTGCAAAACATCAGCCAGGCCTTGCGATCACCAGCTAGGCCAATGATCTCCTGCACCACCCGCTGATTGTTGTCGTCGGTGTCAACAGCGGCCTGTAGCTCACTCTCGATGAATTCGCCTCCGCGCTTATGGACTCCGCTCGTGTCCAGCTTGGCCTTGGTGACCTTGGAACGCAACGTGGCGAGGTAGCCCTTGAACACCAGCTCCTCGATGCTCACAGGCTCAATGAGTGCGTCAAAGAGGGCAGGCTTGTCGGTGATCAACCCGTGGCCAAGCCTGTAAGGCGTGGCAGTAAGCCCCACTACGCGCAAGGCGGGGTTGATGGCGTTCAGTTGCTCGAGCAGTCTGCGGTAGCCACCCTCGTCCTTGTGATTGACTAGGTGGCACTCGTCAATGATCACCAGGTCAACATGCCCGATCTCCCGCGCCTTGCTCCGCACCGACTGGATGCCAGCAAAGGTGATCGGCTCGCCGAGATCACGCCTGCCAATGCCTGCGCTGTAGATGCCCATCGGAGCGCCGGGCCAATGCTGGCGCATCTTCTCGGCGTTCTGTTCGATCAACTCCTTCACATGAGTCAGCATCAGCACCCGAGTCTCGGGCCAGTTCTGAATCGCATCCTTGCATAGCGCTGCCACGATGTGGCTCTTGCCTGATCCGGTTGGCAGCACTAGGCAGGGGTTGCCCTTGCCACCAGCTTCGAACCAGGCGTAGAGTTGGTCTATGGTGCGTTGTTGGTAGTCACGCAGCATTAGCAATCCTCTTGCCGATCCATGCCATGACAGGCACCGCCATTGAGTTGCCCAGCGCCTTGTAGCGCGGCCCGTCGGGGCAGTCTTCTGTGGGCTTCTTGCGCCACGGGATGGCGGTGTAGTTGTCGGGGAAGCCTTGCAGGCGCTCGCACTCTACGGGCGTGAGGCGGCGTACTTGCATGATGGTTTGTACCACCGCTGCCACCTGCGCCGTGATCTCGCTGCTCTGCGGGCTACGGCTTGGGTCATTGCTGGCGGTGAGGGTTGGAGCGACGACGGCCTGCGGCTGGCCTCGACTGTCCATGCAGTACGCAGACCCATCCATCAAATACTCTTTGCCCTGCGGCCCGGACTCTGGGGCGCGGCCTATGCAATGAGGATGGATGCTGATGGGCGTAAACACATTCGGCACATGGTGGTAGTCCTGCCCCACATCAAGCGTCTTGGAGATGTCGCCTGTCACGGCATGGTTGTATGAGTCAAAGCCGACAGCCTGTATTACCGGCGTCTGCCCCTCATCCACAGTCGAGTTGATGCCCTTGTGCATTCTTGCGGTCAGGGTGTTGGCGATGGGGTAGGGTTGTAGTGCTGCTGGCGGTGTTCCTGCTCCGCGACTGCGGCCAAGGCTTGCCTCAATTGTTCCGGCAACCGCTTTCCCCTTTTCTCTGCTCGGCGCAGGATCCCCGCGCAGGCTTTCTGGCTCAAAAAGAACCTTTGCGGCAGGACGCCAGTCTCCAAGATATCCGACAACGAACACACGACGGCGGCGCTGGGCCACTCCGAAGTACTGAGCGTCAAGCACTCGGTAGGCGAACCCATACCCGAGTTCTGCCACCGCCCCAAGGAAGGAACCAAAGTCCCTTCCACCACCGCTACTGAGGACACCCGGCACGTTTTCCCATACGAACCATTGGGGCTTAAAGTGGTCAAGAATTCCGCAATAGACGAGTGCGAGGTTGCCTCGCGGGTCGGCGAGTCCTTTTCGCAACCCGGCAACGGAAAAAGACTGGCAAGGGGTTCCTCCGACCAAAAGGTCAACTGATCCGGGTTCAATGTTCCACTCCTTATATTTGGTCATGTCCCCGACATTGGGCACGTCTGGGTAATGGTGAGCCAGCACCGCCGAGGGGAACGGCTCAATCTCGGAATACGCTGCCGCCTTCCATCCAAGCGGGTGCCATGCAACTGTGGCGGCTTCGACTCCGCTGCATACGGATATGTATCTCACCCCACAATCCTTCCATTGAACTCTTCCCGCAGCTTAGACAACTGATCACTAGGATCAGCGCACTCGCTCGGGTTAGCGAGGATCTCCTTGCTGCCAAAGACGCCATTGGCAGGCTGGCCGTTAGCCACTTCCTTGCCGTTTATCATGTAGATCGCCGTCCACTCGTCTGGCCCCTCCTTGCGCTCCCACGGCACCAGATCAGGATGCAGCACATGGCTCTCGCACCCGGCCTGCTGGGCCTCCACCGGGATCACATCGTCCCAGCGGGCGCAGTGCCAGGTACTGTCAGACAGCGGCGTTGCGTGAGCGCAAGTGCGGCAGTTGGCGTGCTTGGTGGTCTTGCTCTGGTGGCAGAACTCATGGGCATCACAGAACTTGCACTGATACCAGCTCGCATCGGTGCTGATCGGCGGTGGCATCCGATCTGACAATGCAATGTAATGCCCACGGCGAATCGCCTTCTCAGCCACTTCCTTGTCGTACTTCACACGCTCGGTGTGCATCCGGTCATCGTCCTTGCAGACCGCCACATACAGCGCTCGATCAATCCCAGTGCCGTGCATATAGACCTGCATCTGGGTGAAGTGCTCGGGCTTGGATTTCTCCACGCCATCCTTGACCACCGCATCGAAGGACTTCTTGCTGTGCGTCTTGAATTCTGCTACGTGCTTGGCCTTGGGCGCTCCGGGCACACCCTTGTCAATGATTGCATCGAGTGAGCCAGAAACGTGGCTTCCGAAATCCACGCGGTGTTGGGTTGAAACTTTCCGAACATCTAAACCAATGGCGCGCAAGTCACTGATGATGTTGGTTTCCTCTTGGTGCCCCCTGCGAAACAATCGCAAGATGCGGCCAGAGAATTTGGGCTGCACAGCCCAGCGAAACGACAGCCACAGCCACCGGTCACAGGCGTGGCCTAGCGTGCTGGCCCCCAGATGTGCCCTTGGTGCTTCGCTTTTGCTCTCATGGTGCTTATCAATGAGCGCCTGAATGCTATGATCCGACTCGGGTATTTCCATGTGCCCTATCCTGGTTGAGTTGATGATTGCCCCGCACCGTAAAAAGTGCGGGGCTATTTTTTTACTTCTTCGCCCACGGAGGCGCAGCGCTCTTAGCGGCAGCGGGTGCCGGGGCAGAGGTTGTGGCCATAGCACTAGGTGCAACACTTCCGGTCAGCGACTTGAAGCCCTTGACCTCGTTGCTTGCACCGTACTGGGCGTCTTCCTTGATCGCCAGCTTGATGCCCAACTGCCCACCGATCAACTGGTCGGTGTCAGACACGTTGCCCAGACCAATGGCTCGCATGATCTCACCCAGATCAGCGCGGCCAATTTTCTCGGCCTCAGGGCTGGGGTTCTTGATGTTTAGGTTACCAAACACCACACGACCCTGGTGGCTAGGGCCAGTAATGTCATAGCGCAGCTTGATGTATTGGCCCGTGCCTGCCTTAGTGTCCTTGAGTTCAGCCTGGCTGATGGTGGCGGTGTACCAGCCAGCGGGTAGCGGCTCAAAGTTGCCGCCGGTCTTGGCGGGCATTGCGTTGACGTCAAAAGATTCAGAGAGAAAAGCCATGATGATTAATCCTTGATAGTGATCTTGAAAGAGGGACGGCCAGGCTTGACCGTGATTGCACCGGCCAGCGGCCGCGTGATTGATTCGTCGGCTGATTTCCAAACCGACATATTGATCTCAGGCTTCCAGCGAAACAGATTGGTGAGGTGATCCGACAGGCCAGCCTCGAGGGCCAGCTCTTGCAGCTTGGCGCTGTCAACCTTGCGGTCGATGCGACCAGCGATCTTGACCACCATGCCAAGCGGCTCGACAGTCTCGGTCGATTCAAACGCCTCGGGCAGGCGCAGGATCTTCACGATCTTGTCTTCGATCTTGCGCCGCTCGACAACGGCCTCTTCTTCCTGCGCCTTCCAGCGCAACCAGTCGGTTGAGAGATAGTCGATCTCGCTCATTTGCGCGCCTCCAGCATGGCGTCGGCAAACAGGTATGCTTGCGCCGCTACTCTCTCGGATGCAGGCGTATGACCTGACGCCACAAATGCCGCCGCAAAGTAATCGCGTAGAGTCATACCGCGATGCAATTCGGTTGTGTACCTCGGTCCGCCAGGATGCTCGGGGTCGTAGGTATTTACTGAAAGCGGGAATGCAAACCCACCAGTGTCGCGTTCGCTCATGCTCTGTCCCCAATTTTCGTAATGATTGCCCCAAGATCAGGCGCTTCCCAAGCAGAGAGCTTGCCCGAGCGATCCTTCGCCAACCACAACCCGTCGCTGTCGCACATCAGGGCACGCTGGGTCACACCCTCGGCGTCACGCTCCACGCGCAGGGCCAGCACTTCGTCGAAGAAGTAGGGCAGGCCTTGGGTGAGGCTCTTACCCGGCATTCCGGGGTTGTAGAGCAGCTTGCCCATCTCGTCCTGCGACTTCTCCAGCTTGGCGCTCATGTAGACGTGCTTGCCGGGCAAGTCACGAAATGCGCGGATCAACTCCTGCATCGTCGTGTTCATCTCGCCGTAGGCTGCACGCCCATCCTTCTGCTTCTTCATCTCATGGTTGAGAACAACCTCGGCGACCTCGCTTATCGAGTCCAGCGCCACCGATTGAAAGCCCGCGGCCTCCTTAGACTCCTTGCACCATGTGAACGCTTCACGCAAGTCGTCCATCGAGGTGATCTCGATGTAGGGCAGGTCGGCATCCTGTATGGATAGCAGACCACCCTCGGCTGAGAGGACAATCGGATTGGGCAACGACTTCACCAGACTGGTCTTGCCAGCACCGGCTTGCCCGTAGACAAGCAGCTTCACTCCATTGGCAGACAAGCTGCCGGTCGATTTCAAATTGATAGCCATATGGCTCTCCTTGCAGCGCCTCCTTCTGGGAATCAGTTCGAGGCGAGTTGCAAATGTAGGCGAGTTCGGGTTACGATGTCAACACCCCGTGAAAATAAATCCAGAAAGAAGCAAATGAAAACAGAAGAAGCCACCAAGTTCTATGGTGGCGTCAAGAAGTTGGCCGACGTGTTGGGCGTGTGGCCACAGGTGGTCTACGCCTGGGGCGAGCGGCCCCCAATGTCGCGCCAGTACGAGCTTGAGGTCAAGACTGAGGGGCAACTCAAGGCTGATCGGGAGAAGGAACTTGGCTGACCTCTCAAATATTTTAGGTGGCCCGTGGTCACCGATCAACAAACAAGTGGCCTCGCCAGAGGCGCAGCTCATTGACGCCATCCGAGCGGCAGGCATGGAGCCGCCAGATGAGGTGCATCTGGACGGGAAGATCCACCGTTTCCGATCTGGCACCAAAGGCTCGCCAGGACATGGCGACAAACCCGGTTGGTATCTGGTCTTTGGTGATGGCATCCCAGCTGGGCGCTTTGGCTGCTGGAGAGCGGGACTCGAGGTCACTTTCCGAGCTGACATTGGCCGCAAGTTGACCCAGCCTGAGGAGATGGCCAACGCCAAGCGGCTGGTGGAGGCCAAGGCGCTCCGTGACGCGGAAATTCAGCGCCAGCGTGAGGTGGCTGCGGTCACCGTCGAGTCGATCTGGACAAGCGCTCAGGCGGCAAGCCCCGAGCACCCTTACCTCCAGCGCAAGGGCATCCAGACGCATGGCGCACGCATTACCGGCGACGGGCGCCTAGTTGTCCCCCTCTACGATGCAGACGGCAGCATCTCAAGCCTCCAGTACATCGACCACGATGGTGGCAAGCTCTACCACCCTGGTGGCCAGACGGGCGGCAAGTTCTGGATGCTGGGCACGATGGATGAGCAGGGCACGCTCTATGTGGCCGAGGGCTTTGCCACCGCTGCCACGATCCACGAGACCACCAATCGCCCCGTCGTCATAGCGTACAGCGCCAGCAACCTAGTGCCCGTTACCGGCACCCTGCGGGAGATGTATGGTGCAACTCAGGAGCTGGTGATCGTGGCCGATAACGACAAAAGTGGCGTAGGCCAGCGCTATGCCGAACAGGCCTGCGCCAAACATGGGGCACGCATGGTTATGCCTCCAGAACCTGGTGATGCGAATGATTATGCCCAAGCCGGGCACGATCTGGCGAGCCTCCTAGCACCCGCTCCAGAGGATTGGCTCGTCAGAGCAGATGAGTTCTCAGCCCAGCCCGCACCCATCTCATGGTTGGTCAAGCGCTGGATACAAGATCAGGCCCTAGTGATGGTGCATGGCCCCTCGGGCGGTGGCAAGACATTCGTCGTGCTTGACTGGTGCCTTCGCATTGCAAGCAGCACCCCCGACTGGTGTGGTCACAAAGTGCGCCCCGGTAATGTGGTGTATCTGGCTGGCGAGGGTCACCACGGTCTGCGCGGGCGCATTGCCGCCTGGAAGCACCAGAACAAGCCCCAGGCCATCAATATGTGGCTCTCAAGGCATGGCTGCGATCTGAATACGCCAGCGGGCTACCACAAGGTGTCCGAGCACATCAGGATGCTGCCCGAGACGCCAAGGGTGATCGTGGTCGATACCCTGCACCGATTCCTAGCAGGAGACGAGAACAGCGCCCAAGACGCCAAGACCATGCTGGACGCCTGCGCTAGTCTTATGCAAGAGTTCAACTGCTCGGTCATTCTGGTTCACCATACCGGAGTAAGTGAAGAAGCCCAGCACCGTGCCCGAGGCTCAAGCGCCTGGCGCGGCGCATTAGATATTGAGATAAGTGTCATACCCGCTGGGCCTAATACACCAATGCAATTGGTGCAGAGAAAGTCAAAGGATGCGGAGATTGCAAACCCTATATTCTTGGACTTGCAACAGGTGACTATTCCTGGATGGTATGACGAAGATAATCAAGCGGTAACTAGTGCGGTGGTTATTCAATCGTCTGCGCCAGCAGCACCATCTAAGAAAGACTCCAAGATAGATGGGTTTAGAAAGGTCTGGGAGAACGCTTGGTGGGCCAGCGGTGCGGAGGATCTGGGCGGTGCGCCATACCTCACCAGGTCAGCATTGAAGGACAAGCTGGCAGCGGACGGGAACGCAGAACGCACCATCAGGAACATGGTGAACCCGTCCTACAACGACAAACTGATCGGTGCGCTGCTCCAGGCGGCGATCATCGAGAACACCGAGCATGGATGGATTGTGGTCGATGAGGTGCAGGCTAGCGCCATGATGATGAGGAAAAATGGGGTCTGAGATGCACCAGGCAGATGTCTTTTTATGGGCAATACTTGACTGCGGCATAGGGTCAAAGTTGACCCTGGATGACCCTAGGGTCAAGTCTAGGGTCAGGGTCAAAAGTGCTTAAAAAAGCAGCAAAGTTGACCCTCCCTGACCCCCAACCCTTAGGGTTGGGGTCATAGGGTCAAGCTGCGTGTAGGGTTTTTGGGGTTTAATAGTTGACTAAAGTTGAGGGGAATTGGAGATGAAGAATTTGGCGATGTTTTGGGCTGGAGGTTGGTGATGGGAGTTCATGCAGGCCAGAACACAAAGTACTTCCAGCGGCAACTTGGTGATGCAGAGAGGCGCGTTTTGCTGGCGGCTGGTGAAGGCAACATGAGCAAGGGCTTCATGGAGGTCATCGATGCCTACGCGCACTTCTATAACCTCGGTTTGAGGCCTTGGATGCGTTTAGAGCACGCTACCCTTACCATCCCACAGGAGTCCAACGAAAGACGCTTCTAGGCCCGATTAGAGGCCTTGCTGGGGATTTTGGATGGTGTGGTTGGTCTGTGGGTGATAAGAAAATCAGGGACAGATCAAATTAAATGGGGACAGAGCATGATGGTGGTGCCGGAAGGCACCCTCCGACCCTCCCATTTCGCGTGGGAGGAGGCTATCGGCAGGGCCGAATCGATAGGTGCTGCCTATCGAACAAGTTATCCACAGCTTGTCCACAGATCGAGGCCCGACTTGTCCACAGCCAGCCAGTTTTCTCCCCGAAAGTAATACTTTTCCGGCCCAAAAATGAAATTCTATTTGACATAATGACCATTGTATTTCTTGTCTGCGGTAAGTTTCGTGTAAGAGTCCAATGAAATCAACAACTTACAGACTTGTGCACAAGTTATCCACAGGTAGCACTTCTGTCTGTGCATAACCTGTGGATAACCTGTGGATAACTCGATAGGGGGGGGTGGGGGTCGACTGGCTTGTGATAATTGTGGGTACCTCCCCCCCATAAAAAAAGCGAAATCGACTAAACTCCCCCGCAACTTCCCGAAAGGAGAAAAGTGAAAACGAAGCCAATGACAATCCAGCAGTACGCTGCTCACCCTCCGAGCATCCTGCCCAAGACGGACAACCAGCGCATCAAGGAACTCAAGGAGTTAATGATTCGATCTGGTGGCAAAGATGTGGCGCAGAAGGTAATAGATATTGCGCTCAACGATAACCACCCCGGTCAGATGGCGGCTATTAAGATGTGCATCGACCGCAGTATGCCGGTGAGTATGTTTGAGAAAGATAAGGGTGCCAGGAGTGCAGTGACCATTAACATCACAGGCATTGGTGAGTTACCTACCATTATCGAGCCATCTAACATTACAGATGTTACTGATAATAATCAAGAGGATGTGACTGATGTCTGACGTTTGACTTTAAAAAGTATTGCCGATAGAATTAACTTTTTAAAGGAGATCTATCGTGCAGACAAAATTTTGCCGAGGATGCCAGACTGAAAAGCTTGTGGATCAATTTCACAAGGCTAAAAAGGAAAGCGATGGTCTTCAGTATCGTTGTATCGTGTGCAGCAAGAAATACCACGCAGATCGGTACGAAACTAAAAAGGAAAAAATTCGCTCCCAGGTAGAGGCATATCGCGCAAACAATAAAGAAAAACTGGCGCGAGTAGGCGAAATTTGGCGAACCAACAATACGGATAAGGTGAAGCGCTATCAACGTGTGGTTAACTTAAAAAAATTTGGCCTGTCTATAGAAGCATATGAGGCTATGGCGGCTAAGCAGAATAATTGTTGCGCGATATGCAATTCACCAGAAACATTTATCCACGGCGCGACAAAAGAAGTTGCTAAGCTGGCGGTAGACCACTGCCATACAACAGGTAAAGTGCGTAAATTGCTTTGTAAAAGTTGCAACAACGGGTTGGGGTTGTTTAAAGACAACGTGGGCATACTGAGCACTGCAATTGCGTATTTAAAGGAGCACCATGGCTGATCTCAACTTTTCGCTTCTGCCATGGCAGCAGCTTGTTTTTTCCGATTCCAGCCGCTTCAAGGTGGTGGCTGCTGGGCGCCGGTGCGGCAAGTCCAGACTGGCGGCTACCACGCTGATCATCGAGGCGCTCAAGTGTCCGCCGGGGAGTGCTGTCTTGTATGTGGCCCCCACCAACGGGCAGGCCCGGCAGATTATTTGGGACGTGTTGATGGAGATCGGGCGGGAGGTGATCGCCAACAGTCATGTGAACCAGATGGACATCACCATGATCAATGGTGCGAAGATCTATGTGCGTGGGGCTGACCGTCCGGATACGCTGCGAGGGGTGAGCCTGACGTATGCGGTGCTTGACGAGGTGGCTGACATCAAGCCAGAGGCCTGGGAGCAGGTTATCCGGGCGTCTTTGTCGGACAAGAAGGGTCGAGCGATCTTCATTGGAACTCCAAAGGGTAGAAATTGGTTCCATGATCTGTATAAGCTGGGGCAAAACGAGACGGATTCGGACTGGAAGAGCTGGCATTTCACAACCAAGGACAACCCGCTGATCGACCCCACGGAGATCGAAAGCGCTAAAAAGACGCTATCGAGCTTCGCCTTCAAGCAGGAATACCTGGCGAGCTTTGACAATGCCGGTTCGGACGTATTTAAGGAGGAGTGGATCAAGTACGGCGAGGAGCCCCAGCACGGGAGCTACTTTGTGGCCGTTGACCTGGCGGGTTTTGAGGAGGTGGCCAAGCAGGCGGCTAATTCCAAGAAGCGCCTGGATGAGTCGGCCATTGCGGTGGTGAAGGTGACGGATGATGGGAAGTGGTGGGTCAAGGAGATCGAGCACGGGCGCTGGGACATCCGGGAGACGGCGGCTAAGATTCTGATGAAGATGCGCGACTACCGGCCCATGTCGATTGGGATTGAGCGGGGGGCGCTAAAAAATGCGGTGCTGCCATATTTGTCAGATCTGATGAGAAAAAATGGCGTATACGGTCATATTGCTGACCTGACCCACGGCAACCGAAAGAAGGCAGATCGCATCATTTGGTCATTGCAAGGACGCTTTGAACATGGCAGAATCGTGCTAAACAGGGAAGAGGACTGGTCTACCTTCACGGATCAGTTGCTGATGTTCCCGGCGCAGGGGGTGCATGATGACCTGCCAGATGCCTTATCATATATAGACCAGTTAGCGGTCACATCCTACTTTGATCAAGATGAAGAGGATGACTGGCAACCTTTAGACACAATCAGCGGGGTGTGATATGGCCGATCAAATCAGAGCAACGCCAAGAAGCCCGATTCTCGGCCTGTTCTCTGACTTGGTGAATGTGCCGTTGCAGTACATGAGCGACCCCCAGCGCACCCAGCAAATGCAGGGTCTGGCGTCTTTCATTCGCGGCACTGGTTTGCCCTATTCGTTGGAGAGCCTGTCCTACGATCCCTCGGGTCGAGGACTGTTTACTGGTGCTGGTGGGCTAGGGGGCACAACCAGGCTGCGCCCCGAGGCGCTTGAGGCTGCTTTGACGGTGGCGCCTATGGTTGGGCCTGCGGCTAGGGTTGCTGGTCGGGGCGCAATGGCCATCGGACGCGCTGGTGAGCGCTATGCCGAGAGGGTGGTGCCCCAGATCATGGAGCGTGGTGGGTTGCCTGCTGAGATGGTGGCCGCAATGGGGCAGGGAACACAGAGCCCTTTGACTGTTTACCACGGTTCGCCGTATCGCTTCAATCGCTTTGACCCTACCAAGATCGGATCTGGCGAGGGGGCGCAGGCTTACGGGTATGGGCACTATGTGGCTGAAGCGCCTGGGGTGGCGAAAGGATATCAGGAGACTCTTTCATACAAAGCATTTGATTTGTCTCCAGAGGCTGAAAAAAGAGGGATAAATCTCTCCGCTGGTGCTCGTGGCGAGTTTATGAGGCAAGCCAGAACGGACGCGCCTCCTGAAGTCTTAGCAAAAAGATTACAGAACGCCAATATTTCGGCAAGAGAGTTGCCTCAAGAAAAATTGGCCGAGCTTTTTAAGGCATATAAAGAGCAGGGTGGGGGCGCCCTCTACAAAATCGACCTCCAAGACGAGCAGATCGCTCGGATGTTGGACTACGACAAACCGTTGATTCAACAACCAAAAGAAATTCAACAAAAATTGAAATCAGTTGTTGATCAGCAATTAGGTGTTGGTACTTGGGATGAATGGATAAAAACTAATCCAGACTTTAGAGATTTACAGAACGATCTTCTTGAAAATGTAGAAAAGGAAAAAGTTGCTGAATTAATTCGTCAGCAAGGAATTCCCGGCATCCGCTACCTCGACCAAGGCTCTAGATCGAACTTCAGAGTTCAAAACACATACAAGGGAGAGCCTTATGGCGAACCTGTATCGTTTATGACGGAGCAACAGGCAAAAGACTATGCCGCAGAACAGACCGCAAAAGGATTTGGTGTAGATCTTAAGCCTGGCACCAGCAACTTTGTCGTCTTCCCCGGCAATGAAGACCTGCTTAGAATTTTGGAAGTCGACGGTCAAGAGCTTCTAAACCCTATAATGTACCGCGACCCTTTCGGGTCAACCGTGAGGTGAGGATATGGAATTCTACGAGCCTACTGAGGGCGACAAAGAGCTACTGGCCTTTGTATCGGATCATTGCGACCGCTGGCGCGACTGGAGGGACACTAACTTCCTCTCGGCCTACCTGGAATATGAACGAATCTTCCGTGGGCAGTGGGCCTCAGAGGACAAGATGCGCGATTCGGAGCGCTCTAAGATTGTCACCCCGGCCACGCAGCAAGCTGTTGAGACTCGCCACGCGGAGATCATGGAAGCGATCTTTGGCCAGGGCGAGTTTTTTGACATTGAAGACGACATCAGAGATGTGAACGGCAATCCTCTGGATGTTGAGATAATCAAAGCTCAACTGATGGAGGATTTCAAGCAGGACAAGATCCGCAAGGCCATCGATCAGATCGAATTGATGGCTGAAATCTACGGCACGGGCATTGGCGAGATCATTGTCAAGACCGAGAAGACGTTTGTGCCCGCAACTCAGCCGATTCCTGGCCAGCCGGGGCAAGCGGCCATTGGTGTGGTGGAAAAAGACCGCATTGCGGTCAAGATTGTGCCGGTCAACCCCAAGAATTTCTTGTTTGACCCCAACGGCACGAGCATTGACGAGTGCATGGGCGTGGCGATTGAGAAATATGTCTCGATTCACAAGATTGTCGAGGGCATGGAGCGCGGAATCTACCGCAAAGTCAACATCCAGCCCGACGGAGACGACAGCGACCTCGAACCCACGCAAGAAGTCACGCAATTCCAAGACGACAAGGTGCGTTTGCTGACGTACTACGGTCTGGTGCCGCGTGAGTACCTCAAAGCTGCGGAAGAAAACGAGGTTGAAGACCTCTTCCCTGATGATTCGGTGGCTGATGAGTACAGCGATCTGGTGGAGGCGATTGTTGTGATCGCCAACACGGGCCTGCTGCTCAAGGCTGAAGAGAATCCGTACATGATGAAAGATCGGCCTGTGCTGGCCTATCAAGATGATACGGTTCCCAATCGCCTACTGGGGCGTGGGACGGTGGAGAAGGCCTACAATATGCAGAAGGCCATCGATGCTGAGGTGCGTAGCCACCTTGACTCGCTGGCGCTGACCACCGCGCCCATGATGGCGATGGACGCAACGCGCTTGCCGCGGGGTGCTAAGTTTGAGGTCAAGCCGGGTAAGGCGATTCTGACCAACGGCAACCCCAACGAGATTTTGTTCCCGTTCAAGTTCGGCAATACGGACGGCGCGAACTTGGCCACGGCCAAGGACTTTGAGCGGATGCTGTTGCAATCGACGGGCACGCTCGATAGCCAGGGCATGGTCAGCCAGGGTGCGCGAGACGGTGGTGGGATGTCGATGGCTGTGGCCTCGATCATCAAGAAGTACAAGCGCACGCTGGTGAACTTTCAGGAAGACTTCCTGATCCCGTTCATCCAGAAGGCGGCTTTCCGCTATATGCAGTTCGACCCCGAGCGCTATCCGTCGGTGGATATGAAGTTCATCCCGACGGCCACGCTGGGCATCATTGCTCGTGAGTACGAGCAGCAGCAGTTCATTGGCCTTTTGCAGACCCTTGGCCCCAACACCCCGGTGTTGCCGCTGATCTTGAAGGGCATCCTGACCAATAGCTCGCTGAGCAACCGCTACGAGTTGATGGCAGCGCTTGACCAGATGAGCCAGCCCAACCCCGAGGCGCAGCAAATGCAACAAATGCAACAGCAGCTGGCCATGCAGGCAGCGCAGGCGCAGATTGCGGTGCAGACGACCCAGGCCGAGCAGAATCGGGCAGAAGCGGCCAAGCTGATGACAGAGACGCAACTGATGCCCCAGGAGATGCAGGCTAAGGTGCTGGCCTCGGCGACGAAGAACTTGCCGGCGGGGGCTGAGTCTGATGAGTTCAACAAGCGCGTGAAGATCGCCGAGTTGATGCTCAAGGAAGCGGACATCAAGAACAAGTCCAAGATCGTGGAGCTTCAGATGGCAGAGAAGCAAAACAAGGTGTCAGGGATGGAAGAAGACTTCTTGGATCAGCTGACCAAGGAGTTGAACAATGGACGTTGAAAGCCTTGCCAAGCAGCTAATCCTCAAGGGGATGACCGAGGAGCAGCAAAAGGCGATCCTCGAATCGATCAAGACGACGATGGGCAACGCCCGTGCGGTGCAAAAGCAGCGCATTGGCGAGAACGTCCAGGTGGTGGTGCAGGCGCTCAAGAAGATTGAGGCTGACATCCGCGACCGCTATGACGAGCTTGGCAACAAGATCGAAGGGCGGGTGGCCTCGATCAAGGATGGCAAAGACGGGCGAGATGGCACGAACGGCAAGGACGGGCGCGCTGGTCGGGATGGATCTCCTGGCGCTACCGGGCCTCGAGGGGCCAATGGTCTAGATGGCAAGGATGGCCGTGATGGCGAGAATGGTGTATCGGTTACCGACGCACATATTGACTTTGACGGCTCGCTGATCATTAGCCTGTCCTCTGGCCGCACGATCAACGTGGGCGAGGTGGTGGCCCCTGACATTGCCGAGAAGATCAAGGTCATCACTAACGGCGGCGGTACGAGCCAGACGGTGATTGATACGCTGGCCTCGCTCCAGACCCAGATCGACAACCTTATCCCCAGCCAGACAGGCAATGCGGGCAAGGTTTTGACGACTAACGGATCGATTCTGTCGTGGGCCTCGGTGGCCGGTGGCCTGTCGTACCAGGGCACCTGGAATGCTAGCACCAACACCCCGACGCTGGCCTCTGGCGTGGGCGTGAACGGCTACTACTACATCACTGCCACGGCGGGCAGCACGAACCTAGACGGCATCACCGACTGGCAGATCGGCGACTGGCTGATGTTCAACGGCACGGTCTGGCAAAAGATCGACCAGTCCAACCTGGTGACCTCGGTCAACGGGCAGACAGGTGCGGTCAGCCTGACGACGACCAATATCAACGAGGGTACGAACCAGTACTACCTGGACTCTCGCGCTCGCTCGGCCTTGAGCGCTGGCACGGGGATCAGCTACAGCACCCTCACGGGTGTGATTACGAACAGTGCCCCGGATCAAACGGTGAGCCTGACGGCTGGTACGGGGATCAATACCAGCGGGACGTACCCCAGCTTTACGATTACCAACTCAGCCCCAGATCAGACGGTGGCGCTCACTGCTGGTACTGGGATTAGCACCAGCGGCACGTACCCCAACTTCACCATTACTAACGCCGCGCCTGACCAAACGGTTTCGCTGACGGCGGGCACGGGCATCAGCACCAGTGGAACTTATCCAAGTTTCACCATCACCAATGCGGCTCCGGATCAGACGGTGGCGTTGACGGGTGCTGGCACCACGGCTGTCACAGGCACCTATCCCAACTTCACGATCACTTCAAACGATCAGTTTGTTGGCACGGTGACTTCGGTTGGCGGCACGGGCACGGTCAATGGCATCACCCTGACGGGTGCGGTCACATCGTCTGGCAACCTGACACTAGGTGGCACGCTCTCTGGCGTGAGTCTGACAACCCAGGTGAGCGGCACGCTGCCGATTGCCAATGGTGGTACCGGGCAAACGACTGCGAATACTGCATTTAATGCACTTGTGCCCAGCCAGACCTCCCAATCTGGGAAGTACCTGACGACTAACGGCACTGATACTTCTTGGGGCACGGTTAACCAGCAGGCCGCGATCTCCAACGATACGGCTACAGCCACTAATCTTTACCCGTTATTCGCCAATGCTACGACGGGCACCCCGACGACGATTTACACTAGCAACGCCAAGCTGCTTTATAAGCCCAGCACGGGCGAGTTGAATGCGACGGTTCACCGCTCCAGCAACGGCATTCACACCAATAGTTCCACAATCAGCACTAGTTACACCATTGCAGTTGGTGATAACGGATTGAGCGCAGGGACTGTGACTTTGGGCGCAGGCGTTACGGTCACCGTATCGTCAGGACAGCGCTGGGCTGTGGTTTAAGGACATCTATCAATGAGCACAATTGACACTACCGCCGCCAAGCTGATGACGCACGAAGAGGTCTGTGCCCATCGTTACGAACAGATCAACGCACGGCTCAAGCGCCTAGAAGGCATCCTGATGAAGGTTGCTGGCGTGATGATCTTCTCAATGGCGGGTGTTATTTGGGCCAGCTTACTGAGGCACTAAAATGCTTGACTGGGTCATTGCTTTCATCTTGGCGTGCATCCTGTTGGCGTCGATGCTCGCCTTGATTAAAGTCGGGCTTTGGGTGCTATGGATCCCCTAACGGCGTTTGCTGCGGCCCAGGCTGCGGTGGCTGGCATCCAGAAGGCCATTAAGCTAGGCAAGGACATTAACGGCTTGGTGGGCGAGTTCGGCAAGTTCTTTGACGCCAAGGATGTAGTCCAGAAGGCGGCTAACGATAAGGCCAAGAAGGGCCAGTCAGATACCGGCAAGGCGATGGAGATCGTGATGCAGGCCAACGCGCTGCGCGAGGCCGAGGAGCAGCTAAAGCACCAGCTAGTTTATGGGGGGTACCCTGAACTCTGGGAGATGATGCTCAAGGAGCGGATGAAGATCAAGCAGGCTAGGGCCAGCGCAGAACGCGCCGCCAAGATCGCCAGGGTCAAGCTGGTGGCCCAGCGGATGCTTATCGCGCAGATTGTTGGGGTTGTGCTGACGGTTTCTATTCTGGGCACAATCGTTATTTTCATCATTAGACAGGCGACCCGTGACACCTGAACTTCAGAAGTATTACGAAGAACGATTTAGTATGTTCTCCCAGCAGGGTTGGATAGACCTGATGGAGGATGTTGACAAAATGATTGATCCTCTAAATAATATTTCTACGATTCCTGATGAAAAGACCTTACACTTTCGCCAGGGTGAACTTTCAATCCTGGCTTGGCTGAGAAATCTCAAGCAGATCAGCGAACGTGCATACGAGGATTTGAATGCTGAGAATTTATGAATTTGTCTGCGAATGCGGACAACGCACTGAGTGCCTGACGGATTATGAGACGGCAAGTACTTTGTGTTCGTGCGGGGGCACTGCCTCGCGCACGATTAGCGCTCCAAAGTTCAATTTGGAAGGTTGGTCTGGGCACTTCCCGTCCGCATACGGACGGTTTGAGCAAAAGCACAACGACAAATTGATCGCGGAACGCAAAGCCAACTCATAAGCAGGAATGCCGAGTTGAATCTCCTACAACCAAAATGGCAGGAACCATATGTTGATTGACCAAGAATCCGAATTGCCCAGTGAGATCGAAGTTGAAGAAGCGAAGCAAGTAGTAGAGATTCCCGAGAAGTATCGGGCCAAAAGTCTCGAAGACGTTATTCGTATGCACCAAGAGGCTGAGAAGCTCATTGGTAAGCAGGCGCAAGAAGTCGGCGAAGTTCGCAAGCTCGCGGATGAACTCATCAAGCAGAACCTCGGGTCTAAGCAACAACCTATTCAAGAGGAAGAGCCTGAAGTAGACTTTTTTGAGAATCCTCAAAAGGCAGTTCAGAAAACCGTAGATCGTCACCCGGATGTTCTCGCAGCGCGTCAAGCTGCTGCTGATTTCAAACGGATGCAGATTCAACAACGGCTATCGCAAGAGCATCCTGACTATGCTCAGTTGGTGCAAGACCCTGACTTTGCTGCGTGGGTAAAATCCTCGCCAGTGCGTGTGGGTCTGTATGCGAAGGCTGATGGTGAGTTTGATTACGACTCGGCCAATGAATTGTTGTCCACCTTCAAGCAACTGCGTGGCGTTAAGGTTCAGCAAACTGAGAAGGCAGGAGATGCCGTCAGGAAGCAGAACATGAAAGCAGCGCAAGTTGATACGGGTGGCTCTGGCGAGAGTTCCAAGCGCGTCTACCGCCGGTCCGACCTTATTCGGCTCAAGATGACAGACCCGGCCCGCTACGAAGCCCTCAGCGATGAGATCATGGTTGCGTATGCTGAGGGTCGGGTTCGATAAACCACTTTTGGAGATTTAACTATGGCAAACGTCGCCTTTTCCCCCACCAACGCAGTAACCACCACCTCGGCAGCTAACTTCATTCCGGAAATCTGGAGTGATGAAATTGTTGCCGCCTACAAGAAGAACCTCGTCCTGGCCAACTTGGTCAAGAAGATGTCTTTCAAAGGCAAAAAGGGTGACACGGTTAACATCCCCTCGCCCGCTCGCGGCAACGCCAACGCCAAGATCGCCACCGACGCGGTGACCCTGATCGCTGAAAGCGACTCGCAGATTCAAGTGCTGATCAACAAGCATTATGAATACAGCCGCCTGATCGAGGACATCGTCGAAGTGCAAGCTCTGACCTCGCTGCGCTCTTTCTACACGGAAGACGCTGGCTATGCTCTGGCTCGTCGCATCGACACCGATCTGGTTCAACTGGGCCGCACCTTCAACGGCGCTACCGTTGGCACGGACGACTACGCTACCAGCAACACGACCACCAAGGCCTTCATCGGCTCTGATGGCACGACTGCTTACAACAGCACGACCTCCAACGCTGCTGCTCTGACTGATTCGGCCATTCGCCGCACCATTCAGCGCCTGGACGACAACGACATCCCTATGGATGGCCGTTTCTTCCTGATCCCCCCGTCGAGCCGCAACA